CCCCGCCGTATTTAACTGTTTATCACGGGCAATAAAAAAGCCCGCACGGTGGCGGGCTTAGTGTCGGCGGATCGGTGGCGCTAGTGGCCAGCGTCCACCAGTTGCTGGGCTAGTTTCTGCGCTTTAACATAGGCGGCGTCGGCTTCGTCTTCGCGGCCAGACATCCCCATGATCCCGATCCATTGCAGTTGGAACAATAGTTTCTGCGCGGTGGTTTTCTCTTCGGTTTTCTTTGCAGCTTCCATCAGTCAAACCTCGCTATTTTAGTTTCACGGGTTGCACGGTCGCGAATTGCGGCGATCCCGTATTCATAGACGAACAGCTCGAAGCCCTCGAAGATGAAACGCGCCAGCGGTGGCAAATCGTCGTCGTCCTGCCATTCGGTTAAATACGTCCCGTTGTGGTCGTCGATGGTGCCGCCAAATGGATAAGCAAAGCCGCCCATTTGATAGGCGTTATCCATGCCCGCCGCGATGGCGTCCAGTGTTAGCGGCTCGGCTTCAATGCAAGCTTGGCAGAAAAAGTCGGGGATAATCCCGCAGGCCTCCGCCAAATTTGCAGGGGTTGCCCTGTTTAGGTTGTCATCACCGGCAGGATTGAAAACCCTATCCAGCAGAATGTCCGACGGGCGGACGTTTAAAGTATGAACGTTTGTCATATTATTTTCTCCGTAGTATGGGCGGCTTGATTGCTCCCCATATGCGATATTATAGGATAACTTTCTAAAAAGTAAAACCCCATAAAAAAAGCCCGCACAATGGCGGGCTTTGGTGGCGCTGGTTTGGTGTTAACTGTGGGTGTATCCGTCGGGCTCAATTCCCAGCCAAATGCCGCACCATTTAACCATGATGCAATCATATCCGCCCAAAACAGTGCGGCGGAATTGTCGGTAAGTTAAACCCCCCGAATCACGTTTCCACGTTCGGGCCAGTGCTTCGCGTTGTTTACGAGTAGTGACGACCATCGTTAAACCTCCAAACTTAATTCAAGCTCGACATTTGAATAATCAACGCTCACGCTCACGTCGCCGTCGCGGAACATATCCCGCACGGTTTCGCGGATCGTTTCGTCGCTGGTGTTTTCTGTTTCCAGTCGCTTACTAATAGCGCGATCAATCCGGCGATCCAGCAGGGTTATAATATCGTCGCCCCTCGCATCGGTTAAAGCGTTAATTTCGGCGCTCATTTCGTTAATGTTTCGCTCAAGCCTGTCGGCGTATTCTTTCAAGTTTTTAATATCCACCGCCGCCGCTCTAATATCCGCGCCGGTTGCGTCGCGTCCGGCTTCGATGCTATCCGCCGCAAGACGGTCCAAGTAATCAATATCTGTTTTGACTTCGATCATAGTTAATTCTCCGTAGGTTAAAGTTAAACGGCTTGCCCGCCGTCGTATGCGATTATATGGGATAACTTAATTAAAAGTAAACCCCCAACAAAAAAGCCCGCACAATGGCGGGCTTTCGTTTTGCGTTGTCGCTGGTGTTATGCGGCGACTTTATCCAGTAGCGCACCGGCTTTGCGTTCCACTTCAATGCGGGCATCTTGGTGGGGTATGTCGCGGGCTATCGCGGTGATAGCTTGGGCGGCATCCCAAACGGTTTCGACTGGGCGGCCCTCTTCTTTCAAGTGTCGAGCGTTGGCGGCTTTCGCCATGCGTCCAGATAAACCGGCTCGCTTGCTCAAAAACTCTAGGCGGCTTTCATCGTCGTGCGCAATCTTGGCGGCTTTGGCAGCTTGGACGCCTTCGACAAATGTCGCGGTTGATCCATGCGCAAAGCTTTCCAATGCTGGGCGGGCTTCCATCGCGAAACGATCCGGCGCAAATTTAGTGTGCCTAATCTTAATTTCTTGGAAGTTTTCCACGCCCCACAAGTTGCGATTCATGCAAACCCCTCGCAAATACATCGCGGCAATGCCCGCCGTTTTGCTTCCGGTTTCACTGTTCCAAGCGTAAAACCCACGGAACATTAAATCGGGCTCGCCGTTCGGCAGCTTACCGACTTCGATGGGGTTGCGGTCATCTACCAAGAAAACAAAAACGTCGCGGTCGCTGGCGAATAAGGTAGTTGTATCCATAGTCACCGGCACGTCGGGATCGTAAACGGCTAAACCGTCACGGCTTCCCGTCATCATGCCCGGCACTTTCCAACGTCCGCCGGATGCGTCCACCAGTTTTTTGACCGGCTCCAATATTTCCCAATCATAAATGCGGCCATAGTCCGGACCAGTCGCCGCACGTAAGTCGCCGCCATCGGCTTGGCTTCCGTATACCTTGACCAGTTCACGGCCACGGTTATAGCGCAAACCCCATTGGATACAGTCCGCCGCCAATGGTGCGGGCAGGTCTTTAAGGTATCCGGCAGGCGCTCCCGATAGCTGGGACAATTGGCCAAAGCTCCAATTGGTTGGGGTGTTCACGTGGTCGCGGTTATTATCGTCGGCATATTCAATTCTCAAATCGCCGCGGCTTGGGTTTGCTTCGTCGAACTCGCCAACAATCTGGATTTTGTGAGTGTCAACCGTTCGGCTTGTCATGCGCTGCGCATCGTTCTTTTTAGTGGCCAGCATGTTATCCAACGTCAAAAACTTTTGATCGTCGGGGCGGCTAAACCATTGTGATGAAACCGCAGAATTGCCAATTCCGTGCGCGAATGCGTTAGTTGTATAAGTCATATTATGTTCTCCGTAAAAACAAAAACGGGGGCGGAATTGCTCCCGTCCCCATAATATCGCATAAAGTTATATATAGCGCAAGCTAATATTTAAAAAAGTTATTCCGCTCCAATGTCGCCCGCAACGTGGTGGCGGATAATACTGCGCGGCGGTAAAGACTTGGCAAACCGTTTTAACTTTTCGCCGTCGGTTTCGTCGGGCTGCTGGTGGTTGCTAGTCGCTACCCAATGCAGTCGCACGTTTCCGCCATCGGCATAACATCCGCCGCGGGTATCTTGATCGGCGGCTTTATTCTTGGCAGCACCGTGCGCAGTAAAGCCGATAATAAAATCCCGGTCCAAACGTGCGCAAAGTGGATCGCCGTTGCCACAATCGCGGCAGCTAAAGCCGTCGCGGTATTCTGCTGGGCATCGCACAATCTTTTTATTAAAAGGTGCATCGCCCGATTTTTTACCCTGCCAAAATTTATCCGGAACGACGCAAACCGACGGGACGCCGTTATAAATTGACGCGGACGCAGCGCCCAACGTATCGGCGCTAAAATTAATCACGGTTTTACCTTTACGCAATTTTTTGCCCCAGCCATAAACGTTCGGATCAAAATGCGAATAAGTAAACGATTGGCCTTTAGTCGGGACCGCATCCAAAAGCGCGTCCAAATAATCGGCGTCAATTTTATTTGAACCTTTGCCGCTGCAATTCATTTTGCAAGCCGCTGGGCAGGTCGCATATTTTTCCCCGTCGCCAGCGCGATAAGTAACGGCGATACCTTTGGTTTTTTCTGCTCTACTGATTTCTACTGTCTTTAACATGGTTGCCCCCATAGTTGATATAAGATTTATCGCATACCTTAACCAATAAAAAACCCGGCGTCAACCGGGCTTAATTTTTTACTTTTTTATTTGCGCTTCCGTTTAGGTCGCGGCCTTAAATCGTCAACCGCATCTTCCCCAAACAAAAGTTTATAAATCCATTCTATTAAAGCCACGTCATTACCCCCAATCTTTTTGGATGCCGTCTTCTTCGGCGGCATTAAACCCGCGAGTATACGCAGCTATTTCTTCTTCGCTCATATCTTTGCGTTCAATTTTTTCACTGCTATGCGTCGCGCCTTCAAAATAATGCGGGTCGAATGCTCGCCCATAATAATAATCAGCACCGCCACGATCATAAGGACCGCCGTGACGTTGGTCATAGTGGCTCGAATCGAACCGGTCTTTTTTTAATGTTGTCATATTAATCTCCGTAGTTTTATTGACTATGGGATGATATGCGATGTTGTGGGACAAATCAAGCTGAAAACTTCGGTCCAGTCTATTTTCCCAGCTATGTGGTGATAGGGCTCTACTTTCAAACCTTCCATTTTTAAATCTACGGCGTCGGCACCTTTGAACAAAAACATCTGTTCGGGTTGGTTTTTAGTTTTATGTTTTTTAACCATGACCCAAACGCTGCCGTGACCATGATTAGTTAGCCATGCTACTTGGTGGGGTCTCAGGTCTACCGCATTACCTGCGGTTGCTTTCAATTCTACAAAGTGAAAATGTCCAAACTCATCTAACAAAACTACGTCCGGCACTCCGGGCATTGCCCACGTTTCTAACCGGGTTGCTTTAATGTTGCGTTCGGTTTTCTCCATCCCCGTCTTCATCTGCCTCCAGAAGTCGGCCTCTCGCTTTGTCGCGGTTTTGGGGATTGCTCTCTCCTTCGGGAGTAACGTCGATAGTGATCGGGGCATAGCTTTGTTTTATCTCCTTGAGTGCTTTCAAGACTTCATCTTTACTCATACTGTCGATGCTGCCTGTTCTTATTTCACTCTTACTTACATAGATGTCGCCTTGCGCTTGCCCACGTCTGTATTCGGCTTGGACGGCTGCACTGTATGCGCCGTTGTTTAAAGCCATATCACGAATGGTTTGCAGGTCTCGCAAATGGCGTTGGTAGTTGACTCCAAACTTTTCATCCAGTTCTGCACGATAAGCTTGAATAGCATGTACTACGTGCGGGCTAATGTTCGGATTGGTTAGCTCATACGCTCTAGTGTGAGCGGAGCTTACGGGATAACCGGCATTAACAGCAGCTTCCCTCATTGTGATCTGCCCATCTTTAGAAACCAGTTCTTTTACAAACAGTTCCTGCTTGCGGGTCAAAGGTTGTGCTTTCGTTGCTCTGGGCCTTCCTGCCTTCTTCTTCACAGCAGGTGGTTGGGACTTAGGTGCAGGCATTTTAATTCTCCAGTTATTAACCGATAGTTTGCCACAACTTAGCCCGCTTTAGTATATATAGACAAGAAAATAAAAATAAATGAAAAAACTTTTTGAGCCCTTATACGCAATCTTGCTATTTTGGTTACATAAACTTTTGTACGGTTACTTATTTGTTTTCTACTTATGTAACTGTATATCTCTATATATAACAAGGGTTTAACTGCTCTGGTTACACGGTTACACCGGTTACACCTATTTTCACTAAAAATATTTATTTCTATTTATATCTCTATATATACAGAAACGCCGTTAAATATGTACCGTGAGCCGCGAATGTTGCATACTTGATCCCGGTCCACCCTCTATGGCACCTCATGCAGGCACCCTGCCTGCTTCCCCTTAAAGTCAGGGGGGTGGGCCACCGGTTATTTAAAAAACCAGACGGCCAATCCTGCAAGCGATCCACCTATTACAGCCATGATCGAATACTTATGTTCTTCGGTCCATGGTGTTTTGACGGGGGATGCGTATTCATACCAGTGTGTATCGGTATCTTCTATGGGTGGGTTAGCCGCGGCGTCTGCTGCGCTATGCGCTTTGACGTGATCTAGGACTGCGCCTTTTTTCCAACGGTTAACGAGCTTTGGTCCGCGGGTCGCGGTTGTTGGCACTTTGGTAGGTGCTGGGAACTCGCCCAGTTTGACCTTACGGTACACGGTTGGCTTGGATACGCCTGCTATTTCGCAGACTTCATCTATGGTTAGTAGTGCTTTCATGGTTTTCCTCTTTTAATTTTTTGCGTCGTTGAAAATCTCGTTCTTTGTCTTGAACGATCAAGTACGCACCCCGGAACATAAACCCCAAAAATGCCCCGAAGAGCATAAATGAGAGGGCTTCTAGGGTTAGCCCTGTAAAATCCGTTGCCATGCTTTTTCGATCTCTAGGGATCGTTGCAAACGTTCTTTGGGTTTTAATCTTTCATCGCATTCCGCTTTCTCTAGAGAATCGTTCACCACCTTATTGATGGTTGATACGGCCCAAGACCATTCGATGTCGCTTACTCGCTTTTCGGCTTCCACGTGTCTACCTCCACATACCAGTTACCCGGTTTATTTTTACTATCTAATACTTGCGCGTTCACCCACTCATCGGTTTGAGCCGTGAGCCATGTCAGGAGTTCTGCGCGGTTTATGCTGATATTCGCTTTCACGAAGTCAGGTGCATTGTCGTGTGGCTTTTGTATTCTTAGCCCGTTTACAAAAATTTTATCTGCCATTTACTGCTCCTTAAAAAGAATGACCCCAGCCGGGGGCAACCGTACTGGGGTCAGGGTCAACTACGGAGAACATGATTCACATGCTCAGACATAGTATAGGTCCAATGTATGGGATAAGCAACACTTAATCGCATATCCTTGGCATCCTGTTTTTACAATCTTCCAACGCTTCTTCGGCGGATTGTCTGAACTCGCCCCGATAAACTTCTTTACCGTGTTCGTCTTTAATGATGGGTAGATAACCGAAACCTTGATTGTCCCGCGTTACGGGTAAGAAACCTTCACCACCGACTACTCGCACGATGAAGTCGTAGTTCATCGCTGCTGCTTGTCTTGTTCGACAACCGAACTATGTTTCGCGGCTTCTTTGTACCACTCGAAGACCAGTCTTAGCTGTCCGCCAATGGTTCGGCCTTCTGCTTTTGACAGTTCTTTTATCTCTTCATACACCTCGCGTGGTACGAGAATGCTTTTCCAACGTGTTGTGTCCATTTTTTGCTCCGATGCCCCCGGAATATATATCTACGATAATATAGGAACATATATAAGATTGCAAGAAAAACCCCGCAGGTGCAGGGTTTCGGGGTTATTTGGCCTCGCCCCAAGACGGTCCGATCTCTATGTCACACTTGGACGGTACTTCGAGTGGGACGGCGTTGACCATTACGTCGGCTACTGCCTGCGCTTCTTCAACACTTTTGACCGACATTGCTAACTCATCGTGAATTTGCAACATGGGCAGGATGCCTTGCTTATAAAGATCGACCATTGCTTTTTTGGTCATGTCCGCGGCAGATGCTTGGATCAACCTGTTCAATGATTTGTAGGTATAGGCGCGTTTAAGTCGGGTCGTGGGCCCATATTCGTCAACCGCTTCTTTATA